TCTGTATAAATAATTGTATGGTACAAATAAACACACTCAAAAGACAACCGACTGAATTAGATTACGCAGACCCAACTAAGTTTAGGTTTAGTATTAATAAACTGCCAAAGGTAGAATACTTTACTACAGCTTGTAACTTGCCTGGCATAAATCTTGGTGATTCGATATTCCCCACACCACTCAAACAAATTCCTGTTATGGGTGATGAACTTACATATGATAATCTTGAAATTACATTTCTAGTAGATGCAAAATATGAGAACTATATTGAGTTACATAACTGGTTAGTGGGTATTGGTTTCCCAGACAATACAAGTCAGTTTACTAACTTTAGAACAGAAAATCAAAACGCATTTCCAAATAGTGGGAAATCTGCTGAAACTCAAGGTGTACAGGGAATGTTTGGTGATGCAACCTTAACTATCACTTCTGCAAAAAATAATCCTGTCGTGGAAGCCAGATTTGAGGATGTGTATCCTGTTGCATTATCTGGTTTAGAGTTTGACCAACAACAGGACGATATTACATATCTGACTGCAACTGCTACCTTCTCCTACAAAATCTACACATTACACACGTTATAAATAGTCACAGGATGAGGTTCAATACGCCCTTGAACACCTAACCTAGACTGTGAAGGTCAATATATATCTAACGCAAGGAAGATATGCAATCTCATCCCACTTTGATTTGAAGGATATAGTATGAATTTGGAAGAACTACAAGAAATGTCTGCAAAAGACTTGAAGATTGATGACCAACAGCTGGATATCGAATCTTTAAAAACGCCAGAACTATATGGCAAATATCTCAAAATATTTACAAGATGGAACTTGTTATTAAAACAAGCAGAGTCTAAACACCGTATTCTTTACAGACAAAAGTGGGAATATTATAGTGGTAAGGCTGACCCACAGGTGTATAAAGAAAAACCATTTGACATTAAGGTACTAAAACAAGATGTACCAGTTTACTTAGAGGGGGATGAAGACCTTATAGAATCTCATCACACTATTGAGTATCACAAGGCTATGTGTGACTACGCAGAGAAAGTGTGCAAGATGATGAACAATCGTGGATTTCAAATTAAAAATGCGATTGATTGGAAAAGGTTTATGGAAGGTTCGATTTGATTATCTCCAAGAAAAATGAGGTTTATCTTAACATAGAAACTGAACCTAGTATTGCGAGAGAACTTTCAGATTTTTTTACTTTTGAAGTGCCAGGCGCTAGGTTTATGCCACAATACAAAAATCGTATGTGGGATGGAAAGATACGTCTTTTTTCTCAGATGTCTGGAGAGATATATGTAGGATTGTTACCTTACATTGAGGAGTTTGCAAATCGTAACGATATAGATATTGAATATAAGGAAGGAGTAAAGGATGATAAACAACCTAGAGATGGCGAGTTGGATACATTTGTTGGAAGAGTGTCACCTAAATCCAAAGGAGAAACTTTACAGATTCGTGATTATCAGATGGCCGCATTTACTCATGCAGTCGGAAACAATCGGAGCCTTCTTCTTAGCCCTACTGCTAGTGGCAAGTCGTTAATAATATATCTAATCGCAGTTTGGTATGCGATGAAAACAGAAAAGAATGTTCTTATTCTTGTTCCTACAACATCTTTAGTAGAACAGATGTACACTGATTTTATCGACTATGGATTTCAAGAATCCATGATGCAAAAAATATATCAAGGACATTCAAAAAATATTACAAAACCTGTAACGATATCAACATGGCAATCACTTTACAAAATGCCTAAGAAATGGTTTGACCAGTTTGGATGCTTACTTGGTGATGAGGTACATATCTTCAAATCAAAATCACTAACAGGTATCATGAATAAAATGGTCAACTGTAAGTACCGTCATGGGTTCACAGGTACACTAGATGGAACACAAACACATAGGTTGGTACTAGAGGGTCTATTCGGTTCAGTAAACAAAGTCACATCGACAAAGGAACTTATGGATAGTAATACACTAGCTGAGTTAAAAGTCAAGTGTATAGTTTTAACATATCCAGAAGCAGATTGCAAATATATGAAAAGTCAATCGTATCAAGATGAGGTTGACTTAATTGTTCGTGATACAAGAAGAAATAAATTCATTATAGGCTTGACACGGGCACTAAAAGGTAATACATTAGTATTATTCCAGTTTGTAGAGAAACATGGTAGTAATCTACATTTGATGATGATTGCAAGTGCGAGATTAGCCAAACAATATGACAGGAAGATATTCTATGTGCATGGTGGCACAGATACAGACACAAGGGAGAAAATTCGTGAGATTACAGAAAATGAAAATGATGCAATTATCATTGCGTCCTATGGTACTTTTTCTACTGGTATTAACATTCGCAACTTGCATAATGTGGTCTTTAGCAGTCCAAGCAAATCACGCATTAGAGTGTTACAATCCATTGGTAGGGGATTGCGGCAAGGTACAGATAAATCCACCGCCACTCTTTATGATATAGCAGACGATTTCACCTATAAGGGAAAACAGAATTTCACACTAAGACATTTTATGGAACGAATAAATATCTATAACGAGGAAGAGTTTGATTATGAAATTAGCCGTGTTCCTCTAGAAAAGGATAAAAATGGATAACGCAAAAATATTAAAACTAACAAGTGGTGATGAGATTATCGCAAATATTAGTCATGCTGATAAGACAAAGCCATTCGTGGAAATTGCAAATCCACTGAAGATTAATCTTTATCCAAAGATGTCTGCTGAAGGGCTTGAAGAATCCATGGCACTATCAAAGTGGATGTATTTTAGTGAAACTCAAACTTGTAATCTTAACAAGAGTAGTATTGTTGCAATTAGTGATGCGTCAATCGGATTGTCAAAATTCTATGAGTATTGTGTGAAAAAAATGAATAAAGAACTAGATGAAATTGAAGAACCTACGGATGAGGAACTAGATGAGATGATGGTTGAGGAAAGTGATAATGTGATTAAGTTTCCAGGCCCAGATGGTGAAACCATACATTAATCTATTCTCAAACCCTACATAGGGATAATACCGTTTTGTCAAGAAGAAGTCAAGAAGTTTTTGAAAAATAGTAAACTCCTTGACATTCTTATAGTAAATTGATATAGTATGTCTAATATGAATATGGAAGAACCATGACAAAAAACGCAAAATCAAAACCACATTATGTAAATAACAAAGAATTTTTGCAAGCAATGATTGATTGGAAGGAAAAGTGTCAACAGGCCGAAAAGCTTGGTAAGGCACAACCACCTGTTACCAATTATATTGGTGAGTGCTTTCTAAAGATTGCAAATCACCTATCATACAGACCCAATTTTATCAATTACACATATAGAGATGAAATGATATCTGATGGTATCGAAAATTGTTTGCAATATGTACACAACTTTAACCCAGATAAATCAAATAATCCATTTGCATATTTCACGCAAATAATCTATTATGCTTTTCTTAGACGAATACAAAAAGAAAAGAAACAGTCTCATGTGAAAAACAAATTGATTGAGAATATGACAGTAGATGAAACATTGATTGATTCTGGAGACTTTGAAAATCCATTCGTAGATTATCTACAAAAGAACTTCTTACCAGATGAAGATGTCTACAAACCCAAGAAGAAAAAAGATAAACCAAAAGGATTAGAATTATTTTATAATGAAGATAGCACTGATAACTGATACCCACTTTGGTGCTCGTAATGACAGTCTAGCCTTCAATGACCACTTCTATAAATTTTGGAGAGAAGTTTTCTTTCCATATATAGATAAGCATGGCATTGACACAGTTATTCATTTGGGCGATGTTATGGATAGACGTAAGTTTATCTCATATAAGATTGCAAAAGACTTTCGTGAGCAGTTTATAAAACCAATTGTCGATAGAAATATTGATATGCACATGATTGTGGGAAATCACGATACTTATTACAGGAACACAAATGAGATTAATTCATTGTTTGAATTACTTGGTGGGCCTGGTGATGAGAAATACCCCAACATTAAATGTTATGACCACCCATGTACTGAAGAGTTTGATGGTGTTGGTATTCATCTGTTACCTTGGATTAACGAGAGTAACTATGAATCTGTCAT